GTTCTCCAAAAGGGAGGCTATATGCCTTCGAACCTAGCGGATGCAATAGTCGTCTTTGCTGCCTTAGCAATAAGGTGGCTTGGATGGCGATTGTTCCGTGTGGATCGTAGACGAAGGTCTAGGCCTAAAGCCTAGTTCCTTGATGGTGGGCATCAGGGGTAGTAATACCCTTGATGCTCGTCATCGATAGCCTTCCCTAAGAAGAACAGTCTCTATAGGCGTTGGTAATTCCTTCGCCTAAGTATCGGCATAATGCCGAGTACCTCACTATCAAAGCAGCTAACCAAAAGGAGCGTTTCATGTCAGACCGCTTTGATGTTGAAGTCAGTGAGCAAAACTCACTTTCCTTCGTCTTAGCGGTCCTCCATGGAGCAATCCTGGCGGCGCTTGCGATGATAGTGAGCCTCAACGTAGTTGAGGTTGGTCTCGCCATATGGGAGTTTATCCCTTAATGGCGTTAAGTCCATTCCTTAACTCTTCACCTAAGGACCTGGCTTATGCGTTGGGCCAGACAAGTAGAGAGCTTCAGCTGTCGGATGGTGAACGCGTGGAGTCTTTCATCTCTGTGAACGGTCGTCCTATTCTCACTACTGGCCCTTTAAGGGAATTATCCCTAAAGAACCACTATAGCGAGAAGAAGATTCCCTATCGCAAGGGTGATCGAATCCGCGAATACATTGTCTACACAGCTTTTAAGAAGCGCTTTCCTTATCAGGTCGTTCAAAGGAAGCAGCCTATTGTTTCGAAACCTAGGAATGGTTTCGTCACAGTGACTCTTTCCGGTCGAACGATACAGTCCTCCGGTGCTTTGCGTAAAGCAAAGGCCGGGCGGGTAGGTAAAGGTAAAATTGCCTACTCCAGTATGCCTCGGTCACCACGATCTAGCACTGTTCGCCCATCGCCCGAGTTCCTGCAGCGTCCCTTTCAAAGGACGTTTCAGTTCGGCACTCCGAGTTCGTATACTACGAATACGGATGTCGTGCCAGTCACGGTTTACTTCCGTGAATGGACAGGGTCTCGGACTCCTGGGTGGGGTAGTGTTAAACGGAAAAGGTACGTTGATAACAATCATACCGTCCGGATCGTTGATCTGCTTGAAAACCGCTATTCTTGGAACCAGGAGCAAGCTGCTACTGGAACTTTTGATTTGCGGATCAGGCCTTTCACCGAGATATACTCGGCACCTGCTCCTCCCGTTACATCAGTTTCCCGGGCGGAATTCAACGCACTAAAGAGGCTTATAGCTAATGCTGGTACAGGTATACAAAGTAACCTGGCCCAGAATATAGCTCAAGTAAGTCAGCTTTCCCAGATGATCGTTGGTAACGCTACTAAGATCGCTGGGTCGCTACGGCAATTGAAACGGGGTAACATTCCCGGTGCAATTTCCGCTCTAGGTGCGGGACGAGTTAGTCCTAAATGGAAAGGACCAAAAGGGCAACCTTCCACTACTGCTTCTGTTGCCAGTAACTGGCTTCAGTTACAGTATGGTTGGAAACCCCTCTTATCCGACATTGAGGGCTTCCTTAAAATCATGGGTACAATGAATGGACCCACTGATTTCGTCCAAAAGGTGCGCGGTTCAGCTACGGAAAGTTTGCAAGTGGTTGACAATACATACCCACCTGGTGACGGCGTGATAGGGTTTGGTAATACGGGTAGAAGTACTTTTACCCTCCAAACCAAAGTCAAGTTCGTCATTAGGTTTCGTATGGATAGTCCGCTAACTGCACTCTTTTCGCAGACTGGCTTTACAAACCCAATAAGTCTCGCTTGGGAATTACTCCCGTTTTCTTTTGTGGCGGACTGGTTCCTACCTATAGGTGATTACTTCGAAGCCTTAGAGGCTTGGAAGGGAATGACCTTTTTAGGTGGGAGCAAGACAACCTTCACAAGAATCAAAACGGATTCCGTCATCACTTACTCAGGCCCTCCGGTTGGCAATCCGACCGTTAACGTCATGCTTAACGCCGAGTTCCGGAATGAGCAGATTCGCCTAGGAAGACAGGCACTTAATACCTGGCCTTCTGCGGTGCTTCCCTCATTCAATAAAACGGGACTTTCTGGCGGTCTGCGTGCTGCTAACGCAATCGCGTTACTTTCCCAGGG